ATCAACAATTCTATCCACAATTCTATCCACAGGCTTCTCTACTTCAACAATTCGATCAACCTCTTTAACAGTTTCATGTACAACGGGTGTTGGTACAATGGGTGTTGGTACAATGGGTGTTGGTACAATGGGTGTTGGCACAGCCGATTTTTCGTCGCCATACATTTGAAAATCTTGCTCGTTATTTTGGCGTGTGTTGGAACTCATGTTGTATGCTAATAATAATACCACAGCCAACGGATCAAAAACTGTGATCAACACAATAATAAACCATTTAACAACGGATCTGATGTCGGTATTAAACTCATCCGCAACAAATTTGAATGTGGTAATATCTTTCTTTTGACTATTGTCGATTTTGAGTTTGAAAATTTCGTCGTCTATCTTGGTGGACTTATCACCAGCATCCTTTAATTTAGTGTTTTCCGCATCGATCTGTTTATTCAAATCGGAAATTTGATCATTGATCTGATTCTGAATATTTTGCATCTGGATCGGATTACGAGCAATGATTGCGTTGGTAAGGGTTTGACTCAATCTGGATTCTTGTGAACTACGCAAACTCAATAGTTTGTCAATAGTAATTCCAACATTATCAACTTTCTTAGTCTCTTGTGTCTTTTGAGTTTCCAAGGCAACAATCTTGGTCATGCTCAATTCAGTTTCCAAAGAACTTTTTTGAAATGCCGCGGTTAAATATCCAAAAATACCCAGCGATGTAATACACATCAACACAATAACCGATATTATCATGTAAACTTTCATCAGTCTATTGGCAATGTTCCAATAGCGAAACAACCACGATGTTGTTACTAGCTTGCCAAGTTCCAATGCACTGGCCATTATCATTGCAGCAACAATAGCTCCTGAAAACAAAAGACCAATACCATATACACTAAAAAATGCTGCACAACCCGCTATCAGCATCGATGTGAAAATCACTAGATGTTTGAATTTAATCATAAATATAAATATCAACAAGAACAGCAGTTCTTAGATAAAATAACTTAGAATTTTTTGATGTTCATACCGGCATTCGCAGATGTTGCGTTATGACCAATAACATCCGACCCCATAACAAATCTATGATTATCACAATTCAAATGCATGTACTCAGCATCCTCAAACAATAAATAATTATCGTTGACAAATAACTTCTTGTTATCGACACCCTCAAGAGTATCACCCGGTTTGATGTCAACCACTTGCGTCCAAATATCGTTACCAACCGGCCATTTATGGCTATTATCAACATCAAACGCAACACCATCAATAATTGTTCTGTAGATTGGAGCACGACTGATATATGCTACATTTACTCTGTTCCAAACACCAATTTGTGGATCGCGCAGGTGCATACCCACAACAATTTCTTTTGCTGGAATAAACCCTAGTTCTTTTGTTTCCATCAATTGCCAAGCGGCAGGACAACCACCACTACCACCGTCACCACCACTACCCATACAAACATTTTTATCCATCGTGGATGTTATATACCCAACCAATGTGGCTCCACCACTAAATACCGCGGTAAAAGATCCTCTCGTTGAAAAGCTGGAACTTTGAATGGCATTGTGCCAATAATTTTCACCAAATGTATAGGTCACTTTTTTACTTTGACCCACAGATAAAGTAAACGTACTTGGAGAAAATGCTGGCAACAACTGTTGATTGCCGGTATATAAAGATTTATTATTTACAGTATTGATCCAATCCGCATTTAGTGTATATGTTGCTGAATGCGCATTGGTGCTTGGATTCACAAATATCGCACTACCAGTAAAATTGACATCGGCTGTAGTAACTAACGGATTAATTGTTTGTGCCGGTGAAAAACAATTTTGGGTCACAACTATGTTTGAAATTGTGTCGGTTGGTAAAGCCGAACATCCAGAAATCGAAGACACGGGTGCCAACGCAAATATTACTATACTAGATTGGCCAGATGTCGTATACACTTGATCTATACCGTATTGATAGGTTGCGGCCGCCACGGTACCAAAAGGATTTCCACCACTGCAAGTTACTAGACCAGCATAGTAATTTCCACCTTGCACTATTCTACTAATAAATCCTTCAAAATCAAAGCTGCGGGTACCTCCAGCAGGCCAACTGTTTGTTGATGTTGTATTACGAACATAGCCAGTGAGTGCTAATGTATTCGGTTGGTTAACAAAAGTTGCCAAAATGTTTGCGATCTGAATAACATCGGATTTGCGATCTGAGTTCAAACTAGATGCCGCCGCTGTTGCAATCATTTGGTCTTTTGCTGCGGAAATATTCCCTTGGGTTCCAGAATCCAAATACACATTGCTACCAACACTACCCGCTGGAACTCCACATGAACCCGTGAAAAAACTAGATGTGAAAGCGTTTGAAACAACATCTTTCAATACAACCTTGTAGATTCGATCGGATGTTAAATTCACCACAGACTGTTCCGCCACATTTGATTTTACATACGCAGATTGTTTTACAAACGGTGTTCCGGAGTTCGGTGGGTTCGGTTTTGAATACACACTGTACCGATACACTCGACTCGACGTTTCTTGTGTTAAATAATTGGAATTGTATACTACACTATCTGGCCAGATTTTAACGTCCCAACGCCCACTACCATTTGGTTTGACAGATGCACTCAAATAATTTGCACCATAGAATTCACTCAACTTGGCATCCGCAACATCATCGTAACTAACAAGACCAGTGCCAACACCGTATAATTTTTTGATGTTATCTATGGGATCGCCAGTCCATGATCGTAACAACGACAATGAAGCCGATACGGATACGTTTTGTGTGGGCGCACTTTCTATATTGCTTAATAAATCACTGATGGAACTATATGGAGATCCCAACGTCAATTCTGAAAATGACAGTGGCCCACTTCTATTGAGTCGATTAACGTTGGCCATACATTATTTCGATTCCAATGTTTCAACACGCTTCATTAAATCAAAAATTTGTTCTTGTTGTTCTTGTACAGTTTTGATCAATAATGGTATGAAAGAATTATATTTGACCGCTTTGTATCCAGTCATGTGGTCTTTGACAAACTCCGGATATATTTTTTCAACTTCTTGCGCGATCAAACCAAAATCCGATTGGTTATTTGATTCCCAATTAAACGAAACTGGGTTCAAATTACTCAATTTACCATAGCCATCTTGGATTGGTTGAATGTCATTCTTAAGACGTGCGTCGGACGCCGCAAACGTTGAATACGCAACGATATCACTCTTAACGTCCAACTGTCCGGCTCCATTTAATCTTGCCAACTTAGTGAAATTACTACCAGATGTAACCAACAAAACATTGGCGTTTGGATCATAACCTCCCGGCCAACCAAATGAACTACTCAAATGCACATGGCACTGCGCATTCACTTGACTAGATTTTGGAAAATGACCAATACCAAACAAACGTTGTCTTGCACCCACAACCGTCCAACCACTCTTACCAATATTTACGGATTTATCTGGACTCCAAACAACTTCTTTACCACCATCGGTGGCACCAACGCTGTAAGAACCAGAGTAAAATATTGCAAAGTTTTTACCAGTGCGAATATAGTTGTTGCCAGCCTGTAGACCAATTTCATACAACTCGTATGATTGTGAGTATTGAATGATTTGCGGCGCAATGTCGGTGTAGGTGCCTCCAAAATCAAATGGTCGATGAACCATTATACGACCCGGCAGATTCGTCTGACTGATGTTATTTTTTGTGGAATCAATGGTCAAATATGGGGTAGAACCCAATGTAGTTAGACCCGTCCAATATGTAAACTGATTTGCAACTCCTGCTGGTGAACCAACTATAGCATCTGCCGTCAATGCGTGATTTGCATTTGCTGCCCAACTTGATGTTCCACGAAATGCAACTTTGTTGATGAATGCGTTGGATGCGCTTATATAACCTTTGAAACTACCGGTAAAACTGCCAGTAAAATGACCACGGGCACTGCCACTGAAACTACCAGAATATGATCCTGATGGTGCCGTTGACAAAAATGTCAGCAGATTTGCAAATGTTGCTTTGCGGGACGTTTTGGTAGCATCATTCTGAATCACCAAAAAACTGTCACTCGGTTTAATAGTACGACTGATACTACTGAGTTGACTCACTTTGACGGTCTGAACATTTAGACTATTACAAGGGCTTGCCATATATTATAATTTGTGGAAATGGTTTTGGTGTTTATGATTCTATGTAAACGGCTTGGGCTTGCAGTAGCATTTTAATTGTTTCTGACATAAATTATATTACGAATTTCAAGATTGTCATGTATTAAATTAAAAGTTCTAATATAGTCATGGCGGATGTAGCAAGATAAGTACCTGGCCCTGTTTGGCTTTGGTTTGTATACCAGCCTCCGGGTGATGCGTCTGAACCCTTAACTCTAACCAAATAAGTTCGTGGGGTTGTAGATCCAGCCGTGTCTAAATATGTGGTCGATGACGAATGAGCATCAGACTGGCTTCCGTCTACACTTGTAAATTGATCAATTAATGCTGTATATACACCACTCTGTAACTTCCACAATCCCGCAATCGCATTACCAGGCGCGGTACCATTTGCTAAAACTATTGATGCATTGATCAAGAATTTGGTAGTAGAAGAATTTGGTGTTACCGTAATTGATAATCCAGTATTAAACAATGCCGTGCCCGTGCCGCTCTCGGCGGTTGTGTATTGTACAAAATTTGCAGATTTAATTACACCCGCTGTGCCGGTTAAATAACTGGCAGTGCGTGCATAACTACCACTCTTAGCATAACTAGCAGTGTATGCATAACTAGCAGAACCGTTATTCTTTCCTGCGGTTGCGTTCCAAAGTAAGAATGATGCTGTGAGGGCACTATTTGGAACATCCACAACACTTTTTGCGCTTAATGCATAACCAGCTTTCAATGCATAGCTTGAACTACCATTCGGAATTCCTGTGTATCGCAAATATGATGACGATCTTGATTGGCTTGCATAACTAGCACTACGTGCCGATGTTGCAAAGTCAGCAGTGGTTGTATGACTCAAACAAGTGTAGGTCACGTCAGCAACAAGCGCATGACTTGAAGATAATGATCGACTCGCATAACTACTGCTACCTCTGAATAGTGCTGTTCTGTTGGTGCGATTGTCTAGTATTTTTTGAGTGCCACCATTATCATAAATGTCACCTTTTACATCACCGGTGACAGTCCCAGTCAAGTTACCAGTCACGTTACCAGTGAGATTACCAGCGACTCCGCCGGATGCAGTTAATAAACCACCAACATTCAAAATCTGCCCAACCACAACGGTTGGTGAATTCAGAGTAATGGTCGATGTACCACCCAACACAACCGTAGCAAAACCTGTCGCGCTGAAGGCAGTACCTTTTACAGAAAGCTTACCATTCAACGCAGTCAAATATGAGCTAAAATTGGCAAATCCACCGCTGAATGACCCAGTAAATTTATTATCGGTCGATGTAAAATTTACGGTTGTACCTTGTAACAACGTGGCTAAAGTTGATGATATCTGAGTGAATGTAATATTTTTGGTCTTATTACGTGCCATGTCTTGCACAATCAGCAAATCGCCACCGGCTGGATTTGCATAATTGTCCAGACTTGGGATTACTCTTCCTTTATTTGACAATATTGACATACGTTATACATATAATTATGAATCAAGTTAGCTTTTTAAGTTTTTTTAGTATGAATTTTACCAAACCACTACGAACTACATCGTCTTCGTCAAACTTAAAGATGTGAATACCATTGGCTCGGCTTTCATCATCATCAAATAGATTAATAATTCCGGTTAATCCACTTTTTCCGTTGATATCGCTTTGATCTGGATCACCACACACGTATAATTTACTGAACTCTCCGACCCGAGTAATGAGGGTAATTAACTCGCGTCTGGTCATATTTTGTGCTTCATCAGCAACAATACACTTGGCGTTCCAATTGAGACCACGTAAAAAATTGATGGGCGCACCATGAATACGCTCTTCCATTTTTAACTTTTCGACATCGCATTTTGGCAACAACTCTTCCAATTTATCAATCAAAGGTTGTATGTACGGCAACATTTTGTCATCCATTTCACCCGGTAAAAATCCTAGCTTACTGTCACTACTTTCCACAGCTGACCGAATATACACCATCTCACTGACACGTTTGTCATTGATCAAATGTAAACCTGCCAGAATAGATGTATACGTTTTTGCAGTACCAGCAGGTCCAGATATGAATACCAATTTTGTATTTTTGTCTCTTAAAATTTCCAGAAGCTGTTTTTGCTTTTCCGTCAACTCAACCGTTTTGATTTGAATCGTATCCTTTATTTTTGGATTTTGGTGAATTTTTGGGCTTGTGTCTTTTCTGTGGCTCATTTGTTTTTTCATGTTTGAGTAGGTTTTGAACTTTAGTAACACGGGTACAAAACTCATATTGTTCTGAACCGATATAGTAGGCCATGATGTTGTCCAAGTTCTCTTTGAACGTGGATGAACTCAACACCACAATAAATTCCGTGCCTTGAAAATTAAACACTTCAACATTTGACAAATTATTATTGATCGCAAACTCAATCGACGCAACAACTTGCTCTGTCAGTTTTGACTTATATTTACCGATATAATCATCCATCACGCTAAACGCCGATGGTAGTTCCAATGTTTGGTGAAACGTTTTTGGCTTGGCCATATCTAATAAATAGCCAAAACTAAAAGAAGAAGGGCACCATTATTTGATGCCCTTCTTCACTTAAACAACTTGTATCAACTACTTATTCAGGTCAACTTTTTTGCTTTCTTGATCTTCTTTGATTCAACCTGTTTATTTGGGGTTTGTGTAGTACTCGGATTGCTCAATTCAACAAGCCGCAACTCAGCGGTTGATCTCCATGAGCTTTTGGTTCTATCAGATGCGAACTGATATGATTTACCAGTTACCAGTAGTTGTGCAACGTCATTATCCGATGTTGCGTTTTTGATTTGTTCTCGTAATCCCATATATTATTTATCCTTTCTTACTAGGTTGACAATTTCCAACTTGCTATTATCTGGCCAGCGCGTGATCACACGATTCCAATGATCATACTCAGCTTGAGCATCTGCTCGACTGGTATATTCATCATCTGATACTCTGGCTCCATTTCGAAACACAGCATACCGATCTCTTGGTGTTTCACTCGACTCAATATTATCCAATTTCTTATATTTTGTTTGCATAATTACTACCTATTGGGTTTGTTGTTCGTATCAATACATGTTGTTCTCCACCACAATAATACATAGATTCACAGATGTACATCGAAATCTTCAATTATACGATTAAAATATTGTACATCTTTGTGTTTGACCACAGCTGCCGGATATACATATTTACTGTCTCCCAGTGTTTTATTGTAAATTTTTGTTCCTCCAAATGGAAACGATTTGGTGCCAGGCTTATGGTATTCAACAAAATATACGTCGTGACTAATTGGATATACTGATACCATTACCTTACGACCCTTTTCTGTGGTTTCATCCACAAGCAACTCAATTGGAATATTTTTGTACACCAAGTATTTTGAACCACTCGGTGTGTACCCAACCAAATCTGTTTGTAAATTTTTGCACAGTTTGAATATTTGCTTATCAACAACAATTTCTTGTTGTTTCTTTCTAGACTTTTGTGTCTTGGTTTTAACTTTCACCATACTATTTAATTATATGGCAAATAGTCTGAAAGTCAATGTCGAAAAATTTATACAAAGCATTCTAGTTGATAAAAAGTCTGTTGAAGCAAAGCTGTCTAAAAAGAAAAAGACACGTCGTAAAAAACGCAAGTCTTGATTTTTATGGTGTTGATACAACAGTACCAGACTCTTCCACCACGGCTTTGATCTCACTTTCAATTTCTTTGATACGTTCCTTGTATCCAGTTGCCACATCCTTAAAATCCTTTTTGGTGAACAGCAACGTTTCGGTCAATTCAAACACTTTCTTTTGTGCATCTGCTTTGGAAATTTTAATTGTATTGCTCATAACTTTGATAAATCTATAATTTGTTTGACTGCTTCTATCGGAATATAAGTAGTAACAAAGTTACCATCATCAACACTTTTTAAGTCTGGTAACTTATTTTTATCCACCACAATCACAACACCATCACCTTTGTCTCTGTAGTTTACCAAAGCAAACCTAGCACTCAATTTGAAATCACTAGCAAGATAACTTCCATAGATGTTGCGCGTGTTGCCTTTGCCCTGGGAAGTCACTTTACCATGACGTTGCAATACAGCCAATTCCTTTTTGGACATGCCTCTGAACAAATCATTGGTTGTGAATTTATTGAACGTATCAAGTGCATCCGCAATCTGTTTAAGTTTACCTTGTGGTTCCCAAACCAAATAGTCATATATACTGGTTTCATAAAGCAAACTGTAGATTTTCATATCATATAAATATACATGTGTACAATAAAAAACCACGACATACTTTTTAAGTAATGTCGTGGCTCATAATTGGTGGACGTGGAGGGAGTTGAACCCTCGTCTTTGACTATTGTTTCATTATACTCTACACGCTTTTACAATTTTGAATTTGTTAGGAACAACAATCTAATATTGTCAAAAAATGTTGTTCTTAAGATTTGCAAGATGTCAACTGAAACCACAAATCACCGTTTTCAGTTCTAGTCCGTAAATGACATTTGTTTCGATTACCGAACTCTCACCGAACAAACGGATAGCCAATATTAGGCTACAACTGCTGCGACATCCTCGTAAGAGAAGTCATAGCTAACTACATTTTCCTTAGCGGTTAATGTTTTAATGGATCTTTAGAGAAGCCAACCATCATCTTCTGCGTGCGCACAATGAACGTATACTCAAATCGAAACCAGTACACGCCCGTAAATTTACAAAGAACAAAAATGGTTCCAACAACCAAACCTCAAGAATTAAATCAACCACTCTCAATAAATAGTTATTCCTTGAGTAAAACTGCTTCATATTCGTATGCGTGACTCTCTTTATAATCATTAACATATCGTTTAGCAGCTTTCTCCGTTAGAAACACACGATGAATAGTACGATCGGTATCTCCATTTCGTATCATATACACAGTAATTGGTAGTGTATTCTTACTGTCTTGTTTCACAAGCTCATCAGCAACTACAAATCCACCAATCAAAAGCATGATGCATAAAACATTTTTCATATATACAGTCTACCATGTTTTTATCGTGTGTCAAGGCAAATCAAAAAACACAAACCGTGCTATTATACGCTGTAAAGCAATGCGGCACATGCGCCCAAACCCTTACGGAATCCTCCTATCGGGTGTTTGTGTTTTTAATTGGATGATTGTGACTTGCGAATATATGGGGATTTCACG